TCAGGTTTTAGTGGCGTAGTCAAGGGAAATCCACCCGGCACCGCTTTTCAGTTTGCCCCACTTGGCCGCACCTTTGCCGGTGCTTTCAGCCACGATGGTATAAATACCGGGCTGGATGTAGCCGGTTGCACCGTAGTTTGTGCCGGGGCCTTTACGGATATTCAGGTTGGTGATCTTCACCCGCACAAGGTAAGGGGTCACGGTGGCCCCTGTGGTGCCGCCTGTGGGCTTTTCTGCGGCTGGGGGTGTAACTACTACCCCACCACCATTGGAAGCGTCCTGAAGCCTTCTGTTGACTTCTGCGGCAATCTCCCCGTGTCTGGAATAAAGATATTCCCCCGGACAGGCTTTGTTGGCGAAGTCACGATGAACGGTCATGTTGCATCCGTTCCGATGATTCACACGGTCATTCTTGTTCGTACTCCACACCAACTTCTTGATCCTGTTGCGCTTGCAAATATCCGTTACCAAATCCAACAGGGCCGCATAAGCCTTGGCGGTGACGGCGTAAGGGTGGGTGGTGTCGGAAGCAACTTCAATGGTGATTGCCCGGTTGTCATTGGTGCCGTTGCTGGAACACCAAGAACGATCCTTTTCATCCACGGAAAGGCCAATGGAACCATCCTTACCAACAACATAATTGGCGGAACATTGCCGGTCTGTGGTGGCGAAATAATCACACCCCTGTTTTGCTGTCCATTGCCCAACGATACAATGAATCGTGATGGTGTCAATGGCATGGTTCCGGGGGCTGGTTTTGTTTTTCGTGATCCGGGTATAGGTTACAAGGGGGGAATTACTCATTTTCTGTATCTCCTTTCACCTGAAGAATGGCCCTGAACTTGGTGAAGGCTTCTGCGATATACTTACAAGAAACCATCAGCACAGCGCCCACAATAACCAAATCAGCAAAAATTTCTGTGTATTCTTCCGGGATTGCCCACCCAAGCTGATCCGCATAAATCGGAAGGGTGGTGATTGCTACACAAAGCAAGGTCAGGCCCACAACGAAAGTGGCAACCTTCAGCCCGGAATTGATCATTTTCTGTTTGTCGAAAGGCTGAAGCAAAACCTTGATGTTGTAGTAAAGGGAAAAAGCCACATTGGACAGGTACGCACACAGGAAGATCAGCATAGCCCACCCAATATTGATCAGGTTGTTCAAAACAGCGTTCAGCATGGTTCAAATCTCCTTTGCATCGTTATAAATTTCAGGGCCGTACAGTTTCCGAAGTTTAATCCGGTTTTCGGCCTTGGCTTTGGAATAGTAAAACCCGGTGGCGGTTGCTAATTCTGCAAATACGGCGGGGATCAGATAGGCCAGCGGTTCAAGGTTTTCCGTGCGCCAAATCATAATAAGGGTGAAGGCCGTAACCCCAACGGTCACGGCCCCCACCACATACAAGATCAGTTTGGAAAACTCACGCTTTGGCTTTCGGGATGTTCGGCGGCTCACGCATCAACACCACCTGCAAGCCCATCAAGGCGGTGGTGGGCGGATTTGGCGGACTGTTCCACGGCCACAAGGCGTTCCCGCAATTCCTGAACTTCACCCTTGACATTCTTCATGTCAGATTTGATTTCGGACACTCCATCCCCGATGTTTTCCAGCTTCACAATCACGGTGGTAAGCTGGGCGGTTTCCTCGGCGGTGTCTTTCTTATCGTTGCGCTTCAGGTTGGAAATACCGGAATACAAGGCAAAGGAAACCGAAAGAACAGAAATTACAATAGACAATTCAAGCGTCATGTTTACCTCCTATCAGGCCCCGATCAGGGCGGCAATATAGCGCAAATCCTCAATAGGGCTGTTGTAGAAGTCATGATTCCAAATCCAATGATCTTCCTGTTCCGGGCGCTTGTACTTTTGGCAACGGGGATCATCCCAAATTTTCCCCCACCGGGCGTTGTGTCCGGGGGTCTGCTTCATCAGCGTTGCGGTGATCCGGTTCAGAAGTTCGCCCCTTTCCTTGCCCATGCCATCATCATTCTGTGTGAAGAAGTCATAGGCGTTTTGGCTGGTGGCCGAACACACCGGAAGATCATTCAGGATCAAAAAACCACCCTGACCATTCAGGGTGGTTCCATACGGAATGTTCACTTGTCCACAAATCGCCTTGAACCTTGCCCGTTTGCGGCAAACATAGGTTTTATACTCCATCCGTGCTTTCCTCCCACCCGTACACACCGGGTTCCCACACATTGGAATCCACCGTGGAAATCCAATGCTTTTCCTTATGGCTCACCTTTGCCCCCTTGGAATAAGCGTCATGCGCTCCCACCGGTTGGCTCCATTCGGGCCATTCTTCAGCGGGATCACTCGTTTTGCTCCACAGGCTGGAAGCCGTGTCCGGTGTCCAATCCGCTTGGGAAGTATGGGCTTGAACGCACTTGTAAAGGGTGCCGTTATACCGACGAATCTGCCCCACCGTGTAGGCCACAGGGAAAGCCCATTCAGCGAACAAATCAGCGTGTTCCGCCGCTGTTTCAGCGTCAATGCTCCCGGCTTCCGCCAAGGTTACAAAGACGATCCCACCGGCTTCTGTGGCCTTGGTGATCTCGCTTCCTGCGTCCGTCTGTTCCAAACTCACCGTTTCCAGTTCGTCCATGGCGGCACGGCCCAACAAATGGTAAGCTACACCCTCAAAAACAATGCCCGAAGCGTCAGGCTCCGGGCAAAGGATATAGCAACCATTTTCGGCTTTTTTGATGTAGTTCAGGTTCTCGGTCAGGCCGATACCGGCCCCGGCTTTAATGATTCTAAACATTGTCCACCTCCGAAAAAGATTGCATGGTAAAGCCGCCGCAACCTTAACAACCGTCCATGATCGTTGAAGTTCCGGTAATAGGCGCTTTGGCACTCCATGTATTGTTCTATGTCAAAGAAGGATCGTTTTCCCTCTTTGAACTCTTTGTGAAACAGCTTCAGCTTTCGCCTTGCCCGTTTCACTCCATCCCGGCTTCCATTCACCTTGATCTTGCCGGTTTCGGTAAGTGTGAACCGGGCTTTGCAGAACCGGAATGGCTTTGTAAGCGGGATCACCTTACACTTACGCTTGTTCACTCGGATTTCAGCGGCTTCAAATCGCCTTACAATTTCATGGCCCATCAGCTTTGCTTCATCCACCGTGGGAAAGAAAGCATAGTAATCATCCATGTAATGACCGGCGCAATGAACACGGGCCTGACACTTGATCCATTGGTCAATTTTACTTGGTAACGCCACCATTTCCTGTTGGGAAGGCTCCACGCCCAAAGGCATCCCCCGGCCCGGTGTCGGGCATGGGGAATACTGGATTACAGTATCAGCCAAGTTTTGAAGTTCAGGATTCAAAATCAATTCCCGGTGCCGCTGATATAACAGGGCATGGGAAGCGTTTGGAAAGAACCCTTTCAAATCCAACAGCAACACAGCACCTTCCCGGCCATAGCGCCGGTAATGCCATCCAAGCTGTTGTTTGATCCGTTTGAACTGCCAATGAAGGCCCTTTCCCTTTTGGCTCGCCCCGTTGTCATAGATCATGGAAGGTGAATACAACGGGATCAGGACTTCATTACACAGGGTTTTGTGGATTTGCCGATCCGTAATGTGCGGGGCATCTATCGGGCGGATTTTCCCCCGTTCCCGAAGGGTGAAATGGGAACAGGATTTTGGTTTCCAAGTCTGTTCCAACACCGTTCGCCGCCGTGTTGCCGTACCAGAAAACAGGTGGCTTTCAAAGTTTTGAACACTTTGCTTCCACCGCACCCCGTTACAGCACTTTTTCCCATAGAAGAACATCTTCCGGTAGGAAAAGACTTTATTCATCGGCCCAAGGCTATTACACCGGGCCTGTTTCCGTTCCAACCGCTTTGCTTTGCGGCGCTGGAACCTTGCTTCATGCCGTTCTTGGCTTGTCATAATAAAAGTATTCGCCCCTCGTACAAATATCTTGTAGGGTGCCGTCTAAAATGCTTTGCTCTTACACATGAAATGGGTTAAGGCACAATCACCCACCATGCAAGAAGCGTCCGTGTAAGGGCATCAAAGGGCAGTTTTAGGGATTTACACCCAAGGAAGCGCAACTCCTTTTACATCGGTCGTCTTTCACCTGAAAAGCCGTTTGCCTTCTGTTACTACATTTGACCGTGTATATCTGCAAAATCCGGGCCGCAACCCACCAGAATTATTGGCATTGTTATTGTTGTTGTTGCCATCCGTCCAGACAATAACGAAATTGTTGTTGTTATTGTAATTAGGGGAACGAAGGCCCCACCAAACCGCCAGAGGACACATTAACAGTCACGCACCTAATAGGAAATCATTTCTGTTTTGCTGTTACATTTTTGATTGCTCCTTTCAGAAGTTCGTTTTCTTTGTCGATCAGTTCACCCAAGTTTTGGGCCATCTTATCCAGCTTTTCCATTGCATCCTGTGACTTCACCGGATTCCCCTTGGAAGTAGTAAAGGCCCCTTCCGGATTCTGGTTCAGAATCAGGTAAACATGGGTCAAGCGAACATCCAGCGCCATCAGGGAAGCCCGTGCTTCAAGAAGATGGGCCTTCCTCATTTCAATGCGCTGGTTGTCCGAAGGAAAGATACTGTTGGCCTTCTCCGCATGGTCGATGATCTCACCGGCCAGCTTTGCCACCGGCTCCGCAATCAACCGGGAATACCGGGCTGAAAGACGGGTCAGGAAGTTCAGGGTTTCAACATAAATCTGATTGGCCGTGTTGATGAACTCGGCCTTGCTTGTGGTTCTCTTTTGCTTCAGGACAGACATTTTCAGTTATACCCCTTTGGGTGAATTATCGACATTGATCGTTCCTTCCGCCTTTTCCACTTCTTCCAAGTGTTTCAGAAGAACAAATTCAATGTAATTGGTAATGGATCGGTGTTCACGGGTTGCAAGCGCCCCGATCTTGTCAAAGACTTCATCAGATAGGCGCAAGGTGAAAACACGCTTGTTTGTTGCCATACAATACCCCCTTTAAACAGGCTTATGGATATTGTATGGCTGATTTTGCCCGGTGTATGCACTCAAAAGACAGTCAAATGATAGCACTTTGCCGGAAAACCCCCATTTTCAAAAAATCGTCGGGCGGCTTACGCCGCCATTATTATTTTTATTTGGGGTTCCCTCCCGGAACCGCCGCCTTGCGGCGGCGGGATAGGGGCGGGATCATCCTGCGGGGGATTAGGCGGCAAAGCCGGGCCGCACACCAGCACAGTAACAGGCATTGATAGCGGTGTTGCCGCCACCCGTGTGGACACTCCGGAAAATATTGCCGGTGCGGTAATAAGGGGAACGAAGCCACCACCACACCGCCGTGGACACGGCGGAATGATTATAGGCTACTCTACTATTACCGGCTTTGTAGTAATCGTATTGTGCCTGATAATTCTGTTCATAGCTATTTGCATAGCTTCTTGTTCCGAACACTTCAAATTCAGCAAGCAAGAACAAGTAATCGGTGGTGGCCGTTACATAAGTCTGAACATTGCCGCCACCGTTGGCGGTATTATCGGTGTACTTGGTCACGGGTTGCATAACCGCCCTCAAATCGGCGGGAAGCGCCGCCATCAAGCTATTCGCCAACGGGCTTGTGGGGGTGTTACTGTTGCCCAATACAGTTTTTCTCATGTGTGAAGCGTTCCAACCGCCGCTGTTCGTCTGACTGGTATTCATGCGGAAACCATCACCGGTGTTGTTATAATTGCTATCACACAAAGCAACTGCCGTGGAACCGATCTTCCCGATCTGGAAGTGAATCTTGTTCGCACCTTCCTTGGCGGAATTGTGGTTGAAGCCCAAAATAAAGGCGTTCACGGTCAAGTTGCTGAAAGTGTAATTCCTCACGGTGCCATTCAGAACGATGGATTTCACATCACCAACGGCCCAATAGTTGGCCCCCAAACCTGCGGAACTGACTTCCCGGATGGTTGCCCAACTGTTATCGTTCAGAACCTTGGTGGGCAATGTCACTTCAACGGAACAGGTCTTATTGGCCGGGGCCGTGTGGTTGGTGCCAGCGGCCACGCTGACGGTGATTGTGGCGCTTCCTTTGCCCTTGGCGGTAACAGTTACCACCCCACCGGAAACGCTCACAGAAGCCACCGTAGGGGCATTGGAAGTGGCCGTAATCTTACCATCACCCGCCCTTGTCACGGTGATGGTGTCCGTGGTCTTTGCGGCGGTCAGTTTGATGGAAGTCTTATTCAAAGACAAACTACCAGCGGCCTTGGCAATGCTCCAAGCAACCGTTTTGGCCCCGGTGCTTCCATCAGCCCACTTGTAGTTCGTTTTCGGCGTGAAGGTGGCATTGTAGGAACCGGCGTTCGTGCCGCTGGTAGTTCCTCCAAGCGTCATTTTCCCGCTGTCATAGTTGCTCCAAGTGGGGCTTTGGGCCGAACCGGTATAAGTAAGGCTGTTGCTCTGCGTGGGGATCGTCATGGTGGCGGCGTTGATCGTCCAAGTCACTTCCTTGGCGGTCTGTGTGCCGTCTGCCCACTTATACTTCCCTTTCGGCGTGAAAGTGGCCGTGTAAGTTCCCGCATTGGTGCCGGTAGTCACGCCGCCCAAGGTCAGCGCATCGGGGTTATAAGCGTTCCAAGAAGGGCTTTGGGCCTGTCCGTTATAGATCAGGGTGCCATTCTGCGAAGGAAGAACATTGATGGTATAGACGATACCGGACACAGCATCCAAGGCCGCATTTGCGGCATCCTGTGCGTTCTGTGCGGCTTCCACACAGGTTCCGATCTGGTTCAACAGATACGGGTGGGCGGTCTGATCAAGGTTGTGTTCGCTCACCTTGTTTTGGGCCGTACCTCTGGGATCATAGTTCATGTTGGGAAGCTGTTCGGCGGGAACCTTACCATCCACCAGATCAGCCTTCCCGGATTGACCTTTCTGAAGGGCTTCAACGGCATCCGCATTGGCCTTCATTTGGGTATCAATCTTATCCATGTTTTCATTCTGAACCCCTACATCATAAAATTCAGATTCAAGGGGTTTAGTCAGCTTGTAGTTGGTTGTTTTATTCGCCATTCTTCAAAACCTCGTTTCTCAACTGATTATGGGTATAGGCGGCAAGCTGGGCATGGGTGAACCGCCCAAGTTCCGCATGGGTGTTATAAAGCTGAAGCAAGGTCACAACCATGTTTTGGGGAACAACCCGGTTCAGCAAAGATTCAACATCATTGAAGTTGTTCTTTGCGGCCAACCCGATTTTCACAAGAAGCTGATAGGTGCCTTCTTCCACATCAGCGGAATAGTTTCCCTTCCCGCACAGCGTTTCAAGGATGTTCCGAAGCTGGGGCAAGGTGTACGGAAGTTCTTCATTGATCCGGGTCAGAATACGGAACCGGCGATCTTCAAGACTGTCCGTGCCTTTGGGGGTGATCCCCAAAATCTTTTCCCACCGGGAAAGGCCCATGTTTCCAGCGGTGGGAATGAACTGATTATCAAGAAGATCATCCGTGGTATTCCATGCCTTTTCAATTTCCGGCTGTTCGCTCCCCATGATCCCCTGAAACTCCGCATAATCACGAATGACATAGGGAAGATAATCAATCAGTTTGCGTTCCATGCTCCCGGCCCCCTTATCCGCTGATCACGATGGTTCCCGGCTCAATGGTTCCCAAAACCGGGATGTGGTCAAGGGTCAGGGTACAGTTCGCCGCTTCACCGTTGATCTTGGTGTTGGCAATATCCAGAATACCGGTAATTCCCAACAGGCGGCTTTCCACCTGACTGATACGAACCACAAGGGCTTCATTCTGGTCTGCCCAACTTTGGGCCAGTTCCAAGAAGTAACCGTTGATTGCTTCCGTGACATAGGCGGAAACATCATCCCAACTCCATTCCCGCTGATAGTACAGATCGAAGGAAAGGTTGATGGTATCTTCACCCACGCCTTCAACCCTCACCACATGGCCGATGGGGGCAATGCCCACACCTTCACCGGCGTTCTGAAGTGGGTCAACTGCGGTCTGCACCTGATCCACAAGGGCTTCCGAAGGTTTTTTGAAGGAACTGTTGATGATCACCAGCTTCACGGTTCCGCCCACGGTCAGCTTGCTATTGGCTCCCGCCGCATACACGGCATTCAACCACGCCTTGATTTCCTCGGACACACCGGAAAGGCCGCTGATCCAAGTGTCGGTTCCCGTGGGCGGGATCAGCTTGGCCGGGTTCAAATCGCTGTTCCAAACCCGATATACCTTCACACCGCCCACGCCGGGAATGGCGTTCACCTTTTCCAGATAATCCGCACGGTTGCCGCCGAAGGCTTGGGCGTTCAGGCTATCCATGTAACGCTGTCTGAAAACCTCAGTATCTTCTTCATCCTCACCGGGGATCACCACGGCGGAAATGGAACAGGTTTCAAGCCCGTCAACATACTCAATGGGAATCACCGTTCCGGTGTAGTCATTACCGGCTTCACCAGCGGTTTCACAGGTGATTTCATACTTACCACTTCCACGGTCAGCCGAAACATAATAGTTCAGTTCTCCAATGGAAAAGCGGGTGTTCATGGGAAGGTGCAAGGTGGTTGGTGTAATGCTCAACTGCAACACGGCGGGGCTTGCCGGTTGCGGTTTCAGCCCCCTTTCTGCCGCCCTCAAAATGAGATAAGGGCGGGTTGCGGTGTCTGCAAAGGTTTCATTCAGCACCGTATCAAGGGCAATATAAAGGTTCTGCAATTCCACGGCGGCGGGGGCATCACCGCACCAAACCAACGAACCTTCACGGGTGTCCAAATTGCCATTGATGGAAAGCGCCTTCTGAAGCATCCGGGAAAGGATTGCTTCATAGGTCTGTGCTTCATACATCAGATTTCAACCCCCAATTCTGCATTGATTTCGCCAAAAATGCTGACCACCGTGAAGGTAGTCAGCACTTTCTTTTTGTTCACCGTAAATTCAAAGTTCTGAACCGCCGTGATCCTATCATCCTGAAGCAAGGCTTCACGAACCCGGCGTTCAATTTCGGGAATACAGTATTCCACATCTTTCCCGATCAGATTATGAAGTTCAACCCCATAATCCCAAGAATGGATCAACCATTCATAGCGTTCTGTGTTCAGGATCAGGAAAACCGCCTGTTCCACAGCTTGGATTTCATCAATGGTGCCGATGATGGTCAGGTTGTTGTGGTTCATCCTGAAAGTACGGCTTGGAAGGGTTTCAATGGTGAAATCCTGTTTAATATCATCCTGCACTTGCGGAATCATCATCAAGCCCCCTTTACTCGGTCAATAACCACGAATTTCTTTCCTTGCTGAACCCGGATCAGAAGCACCTTTTCACCGGCCTTCAAAGCGTTGTGAACCTTGAAGGTTTTCTTGCCAACATAGGCGTGTTTGTGGGCTTCATAAGCCGCCGCACCAGAACCACCGCCTTTGTCCTCGGTGCTGTGGTTCACCGTCATATCAACTTCAAAATCAGTCACATTCCGGGTCAGGATCAGCATTTTGGAAGTGTAGATGGATTTCTGATCCACCTGAATTTTCAAGGGTGAAGCAGAAAGGACAGTTCCAAACAGGATGTTCACCGGTTTCCCGGCTTCCACAGCTTCCACCGCCGCCCGTTTTACCACTTCAACAGGATTAGGCAATAAATTCACCCCCAATCAGGTCAAGTTCCATCATGTGTTCATCACCCCTGAAGGTATGGGTGACTTTGTTCACCACCATATAATTGTTGGTGACAATATCGCCAAGGTTCAGGGCCACTACCACGGCGCTTCCAGCACGAACCCGCACATCACCGAAAGCGTTCTGAATGGTCAGCTTGCGGGTTTTCTGATCGTACAGCTTCAACAGGGCATCCGCCTTGGCGGAAGCGCCCGTTTTGGTCTGAACTTCTTCAAAATACTGAAGAACACCCCATTGGTTCATTTTCGCCCCGTCCTGTGCAATGAACAATTCCCGCTTACCGGTTTTTTCATCGTTATAGGCCAGCTTGATCTTGTTATAGGTCTGTTCATCAATACTGGATTCATAGCTGAAGTTTTCCCCGGTTTCTTCATCAATCAGAAGGTTCAGCTTCATGGTATTGATGTTCTTCAGGGTCAGCTTCCCGGCATCGTCATACAGAACATAAAGCTGTTTGGTATTCATCAGGGTTTCATCAAGGGCGCTCTGGATCATATCAAACAGGGTTTGGTTTTCTTCCACGATGGTTTCAAGGGTATAACCGGTATCTTCCACCGTGCCAAGGTTCAACCGGAAATCTGTTGCAATGCGCTTCAGAAGGTCAGAAGCCTTCAGCCCTTCTTCCGTGATGGTGTCCTTGTTCTTCAAATAACGCAACTGATCATAGGCCACAACATCAATGGTGCCGCCCTTGTCACGCTTCTTCTTGAACACAAAGCCATAGAACATGGTGGTTCCGTTCACAGTCAGCTTCACCGGATCACCTTCAGCAAAGTTCAGCCCCGGCCCCTTGACAACGGTGAACTCCAACTTGCCGGGGGTTCCCTTACGTTCCAAGGTCAGCCGTGCGCCTTCCTCGATAACGGGGAATTGAATGGTGCTGTTATGCTGGATGAACAATTCAACTGCCAAACGGAATCACCCCTTTCAGGAAGGCAAAGTAAGAACCTGACCGGGATAGATCAGGTTCGGGTTCTTGATTTTGTCCTTGTTCAGATTATAGATTTTCGTGTAATCGGCCCCGTTGCCCAACTGCTTCTTGGCAATGTTCCAAAGGCAATCACCAGATTTCACCGTATAGGTGGCGGCTTTCGGGGCCGTTGTGGTGGGCCGGGGTGCCGCCTTAATCGTTGCGGTGGCGGTTCCCCCGGAAGTCTTGGCCGGTTGCACGGTCACGGTCTTGGTGCCATAGGCTCTGTACTGTTTCAGGTTGATCTTCACCTTCACATCAAAGCCTTCACCGGCATCATCGGTGATTTCATAGGTTTCAAGGCCAACGGTCAAATTGGTGTAATGGAACATCCCGCCACCGGGCTTCTGCCGGTTCAGAATGAATTGGAACGGGGTCTTGCTCACCTTCAGCCGTTCAAACAAGGACAGGTAATAGGCGGCGCTTTGCGCTCCACCGTTACTGAAGGGATAGGACACTTGGGGAAGAACCAATTCAAAGGACACATCCGAAAGGCCAGCGGCCTTCAGAATGTTGATTTCTTCCCCGTTGATCAGGGTCATGGTCTTGTTCTGGTTGTTGATCTTCACCGTCACCTTGGAAGGGGTGATGGGCATAAGCGTTCCCGCCATATACAGTTTATATGCCATTACTCATGCACCCCTTCTTCAGAAACTTCCAGCTTTTCAGCAAAGTCATTGGCCCAAGCATCCATGATTCCATCCAAATCAGCATCTTTGGAAATGTGGTTTTCATTGTGCTGTTCAACCTTGATTTCAGCGGTAGTGAACCGGTTGATTGCTTCACGCTCCGCAATGTCACGAAGATAGGCCAAATCTTCTTCAGCAATATCCAAGGCATCAGCGGTGGCCGCTGTGTTGTTTGCAATATCGCCGGTGTTCCCGTAAATGCTATCAAGATCATTGCCAAGGTTGAAGGCATCCAAAGAATCAGCCCCCATAGAATCCAAGGCGGAAAAATCAAACATACCGGAAACCTTATCGGCCACGCCATCACCCCAAGCGGCACCGGAAGCAAAGGCATCAGCGGCCCAACCATCTTGGAAGGTGTCAAAGGTAGACATTCCTTCATTGAAGGCATCGGCAACGCTCTTGTATTCCTCTACATTGCCATAGGCTTCAGCGGATTTAGCCGCATATTCGCTTGCTTTGTTGGTAATCCCGGAATAGTCGAACTCAACGAAGGGCAATTTGTTCAGGGCTTCACAGATACCCGCCACAACAGTAAGGGCCGTAGAAAGAAGGTTGTAAAACCACCCCTGAACATTGGAAATAACATTGTGGAAGGCCGTTCCGATGTTGGAAGCACAGGCCCCCAAAGCATTCCAGATACCCAAGGCGATATTCGCCACGGACAGGCCAAGGTTTTTGAAGAAGGCGATCACCACCATGATTCCGCCGCAAATCACACCGAAGCCGCTATTGGCAACACCGGTGAACTTTGCAACCGCCGCACAAGCCGCATAGATAGCCGCAATCACGGCGATAATCAGAAGGATGATCCATGTCAGGGGGCAAGCCAAAAGCGCCGCATTTAGGCCCTGCTGGGCTACCGTAGCGGTGAAAGTGGCTCCCGCTTCCATAGCAGTTGCCGCCGCATGAACGGCCTTGGCCGTTGCCTGAATACCCATAATGGCATTTGTCACCAGCGCCACACCGTTATAAATCAGCATAGCGGCCACAATACCCATGATGATAGGCTGAATCCAACTCCAATTATCAACAATCACCGAAGCAACGGAAATCAGAATATCCAATAGCGAAGAAGCCACATTTGCAACCCCCGCAAGCCCATTGATCAGGGCCGTGGTAACTTGCTGGAACTTGGTGCTATTGGCAATCTGGTTGATCTTGGTCAGGATCGGGGCGAACATGGAAAGGGCTTTATTTTTCATCCCGGCCCAAATCTGCGCCCAAGTCTTGGGCATGGAATCGAACTTTGCGTTGGTTTCATCCGCCATAGCAAACATGGCGTTCTTCACCACTTCAGCCGTTACCTTGCCTTCCTGTGCAACCGTCTTGATGGAACCTTCCGCAATGCCCATATATTTTTCAATGGCTCTTGCGATACCCGGCGCACCGTCCAGAATGGAGTTCAGTTCTTCACCACGAAGCGCACCCGCCGCCATTGCCTGTGTAAGCTGGATCATGGCGTTGCTTTGCTCTTGGGCCGTAGCGCCGCCAATAACAAACTGCTTGTTCACCTGCTCCATGAAAGCAATGACCTGATTCATGTCACCGTTGAAGGCGTTACCGGCGTTCAAGCCAAGTTTCGCAACGGCGGAAGCGGTATCAAAGTAAACGGATCGGGAACGCTGGGCGGAAGCCATGATCTTCTGTTCCAACACATCCACGGAACCGCCATCATCCACCAGCAGATTCAACCGGGCCTTGGTGCTTGCCAATTTATCCGAAATGTTCTGCACCTTATTGATCCCGACGATACCACCAGCGGCAACGGCAATTTTCTTGATGGTGGACAGAAGTCCATTGGCGGAATTGTTACCCCCACGAATGGAATTATTGAACTTTTGCTGTTCATTATTGGCGTTCCTGATATTTTCTTCAATGGCATCAAAGGCGGTTCCCGCTTTCGCCCATTCTTCACGGGCTTCCCGGATTGCCGCCGTGTCAACGGCTCTACCGGAAGCCTGTTGCATGGATTCAAAGGTGTTCAGCACAACACCCATAGCCTTGTGCATACTCTGAAGGGGGCTGGTAACACCATCATAAAGGGCAATAGCGGTTCGGATAGTTCCCACAGGGATCACCACCTTTCTTGGAGAATGGCCGGGGCCTTAATGGTGTCGGCCCCGGCGCTGTTTGCGTTCAATTTCCTTCTGCTTCTTCTTTTCAGCTTCCACCCGAACATCAATGGCCGCAATGATGAAGGCCCGTTCACGGCGGGGCAAAGCATAAAAGGCGGAAGGTGTCAAATGAAGTTCGTGAAGGCAATAGTAAGCAATGTTCGCTTCACCATCACCTTCACAGATTAGTTTTTTGCTTCATCAACCTCATCCTGCATGGTGGTATCAAAACCACACACTTCCTGAATCTTGGTCAGGTATTCGGCATATTCGCCGGGGGTCAGCATGGTTTTCAGAAGGGCATCAGCGCCCATGACCTTGTAGCTGTCCTGAAGTTCCTTATCATTCAGATTGGGGAACACGGTACAAGCCACGGCCAGCTTGCCAAGGTAAAGATCATAGTCGGTTTCCTTCTGATACTGGTTCTTCTTGCCGGGAACCGGAACACGCTTGGCACAGGACTTCCGAAGGGCTTCATCCTCGGTGCCGGTGATGGTCTTGATCTCCCAAGGAATGGGGTTGCCATCCTCACCCAAGAAGCGTTTGGAAGCAACAAACTTGATGTTCTCAACGGGAACGGCGTTTTCGGCCAAAAAAGCGGACAGGCTCATTGTTTTTTTCCTCCTATATTTTGATACGAAAAAAGGCCCCGGCCCCTACCGAAGTAAGGCCGGGGCGCTCTGCTTACTGCATACCGGCCAAAAGGCTGAAGGTTTCGGGCATCTCGAAATCTTCAAAGGTGAAGTCCATATCTTCATCCAAGTATTCCGCATCAGCATCAAACTTGGCAAGCAAGCCGCCATCCATATTGCAATCCTTCAGGATCACGGTCTGACGGCCCACGGAAGAAGTGGGATCTTCATTTGTCACCTGAATGTCAAAATAGACATCCTCGCCGGTGTCCTTATAACGCTTCATCAGCTCACGGAAGATGGAAGTGTTATAGTGGAAGGTGGCGGAACCCGTACCCTTCCAGCCGGTGGCCTTATTTCCCTTGCCGGTCTTGCCCAAAATGGGAACTTCCGTTTTGTTCTTCTCAAAGTTGGCTTCAAGGTTGATAGCCTGCATGAAGTTGTAACGGTTATCCCCGATGGTCACGAAACATTCAGCCAAGGAAGCGGAAACAGCATCCTTGGCGTTCATGATGGTTCTATCTGCCATGATGGTTGTACCTCCTTACTGAACATAGACGGTCATATAAAGCTGTTCCATAGCGTTCACGGGGGTCACATAATCAGTAACCACCACGGATTTCTTGGTATCGCCCTTTTCAACCGTCACATTTTCGCCGCTGAAGTTCTCAATGGCCCGAATATCCTGAAGTTCCGTGTGGTGCTTCACAATATCGTTCCAAAGGGAAATCCGGCCAGCGGCATCATTGGGAACCTTGCCAAGATACTTCTTGCCGAACAGAACGGCAATATCATTGGCGATCTGATCCAAAACTCGGATCGTCTGGTTGCTGGAAAAATCGCTGGACTTTTCATCCGTGATGGAAATGAAGCTGTTAATGTCAGTCAGGACACACACCGCTTCATCCACACGATGGAACATGAAGGAACCTTCCCTGATCCCGTTTTCAAGCTGGGTCTGCGTGAAATCGGTGTCCACATCGTATTCACCATCATAGGTCATGTTGGTGGCGCTCTTATTGACCGCCGTGCCGCCGATCACACCCGTAACCCAAGGGATCAGGGCGGTGGAAGTCTTGTCGGAAGTCAGGCCGTTCTTGACGCTCACAACGCCTTCATAGTCGGCCAGCTTGCGGAAAAGAACCACCTGAAACTTCTTACCCACATCATCACGCATACGCTTTGCGAAAGCCGCAAACAGGGCGGTGATGGTGGCCTTGCTCTCGGTGCAACCCATAGCATTGAAGGTGTACGCTTCCGCCTGATCAAGATAGGTCTGATAGTCGGAATCGGCCACGGTGCCATTGGTGCCGCCCGTCAGGGGCAAGGAAGCGGTCAAAGAAAGGGTTCCGCTGGACTTCCAATCCACATAGGCATTGGCCTTCAGATCGGTGATAGCGGCCACACCTTCCTGAAGATCAACCTGAACGGTTCCCAAGAAGGTTGCCACATCGAACAGCGGCTTCTGTTCTGTGGTGTTTTCATTCGCCGTGATAACGGTACGAAGATCATTACCACGGGTGCCGGGGTATTTGGCCGTTGCGTAGGTGTTAGCCGCCTTCACGCCGCTGGTGCCAAGACGGAAGAAATGAACGGTTTTGGCGTGAAGGAAGATTTCACGCATAGGCTTCAGTTCATCCGCCGTGTACGCATAGCCGAAAATTTTCTGACTGTTCTTGATAAAGTCAGCCTGTTCCACCGTGAAAATCTTGCCTTCAGGCCCCCAATTCATAGCAAGGGGGATGGTGACAATGCCACGGTCAGAAAGGGTGGCGCTTGCCTGCGCCACAGAAATGAAGTTGATATATGCACCGGGCAGAACCTTGTTCTGCACCAAGAAGGTGCCGCCGCCAAGGGCCATATTATTTCACCTTACCTTTCATAAAGTCATTGATCAGCCCATCAATCTGATCGAAGGTGTATTCCTTCCCATCTTCCAAAAGGACAGACAGAAGATCACGCCGGTCAGCGTAACGCCTGAAGGTCAACACCCGTTCTTTGGGGAATACCACCGGGGCCGTGATGGTCGGTTCCTGTGCGGTGGCGGCTTTCTTTCTGGTAGCCATTCAATCACCCTTTCTTTGGCTCCACAGTAGTTTCCAAGGTTTCCATTGCGGTTTCCTCGGTTTCTCTGCGAAGTGTCAAATTGTAGTTCACGAAGAAGTGAAGAACCCCGTCTTGCACTTCATAACTCATGGAAGTTCCGTGAAGCACATCCCCATTGGGAAGGGTGATGAACTCCAAACATTCCATCAAATCCTCGGCCATAGTGAACAATTCAGCGTTGTTTCTCCCGCTGGTTGGGAAATAGTGAACATCCAGCGGGTTCCGGTTCATGAATCGGTTCTTCTGCAACGAGGAAATGTCAGGCTTCAGGACAGCAATGAAAAAACAGGGTTCCTTGAAGCCCTGTTCCACATCATTCTGATAGATTTTGTACCCGGCTCCAAAGGTGGCGTTCAGCTTCATGGAAACACCTTTGATGATTTCATTGATCAACTGAACACCCCCTTCAAAGCGTCATACAACATATCATTCAGAATGGACGGGGCCAAGGTTTTCACTTCCTGTTCGGAAATCGTCAGCATGAACCGCCCCTTCACCCAACTTGCCTTCAGGGTCTTTCCCAAGGCGGGAACATAGCGCCCCGGTGTTTGCCGGTGGCCGTATTCCACATAGGACGCATATTCCAAATTGTTGATGATGGTCACGGTGTACTGCTCCCCATGTTTTTCAATGGGAAGGATCGTCCAAGCGTCACGCAAGGAACCGCCACGATAACCGGGCCAATATTCTTCCTTGGCTTCATCCGTGGCATACGGCGGAACCACACCAACGGGGGTTCTTTTCTTCACCTTATTCAGAAGGATTTGGGCAATCTTCTTGGCGGCATCCCGGCAAAGCCGATCCATGTCAACTTCCGAAAGCTGTTGAAGGCGTTCATCCAGCTTCTTCAATTCCCGGTAATCACATCGGCCCCATCTTCCCATCAGGCCCACCCCCTGAAGGGTTCAAGCATGATTTCTTGATGGTTGGAGAAAACACCCGGTTCACCGGAACGGGAATAGGTGAAGGTTCGTTCCACATCGTTTGGCCGGGTGACAATGATCTTGCATCCTGCGGGAACCTTCACATCCGGGGAAAGGAACAGCTTCACCACCTGTTGGGCGGTTGCCACTTCATCCCCATTGGTTGAAGTTAATGTTTCAAAAGACAGCTTGCACGGCTGATCCTGAAGAAGCGGCTTTTCTTCAGAATCCGTCAGGTGGGTGACAGGATCGGTGACTTCCTCACGGATGAAGATAGAACACCGATCCTTCCACAACCGTTCCAAGGCGGTTCGCACGGCCTTATTCACCATACCAACCGCCTATAACGGTAGACTTCACCAATGCGCCCGTTGATCAGATAATCAATCAGGCTGTTCAACCTCTGTTCAGGGGTTGAACTACCTTCACCAAGGGCAAAGGTAATGTTGGTGTCACCTTCCTGAATGGATTTCACCGCCGCATCCAAATCAAACCCTTCAAGCTGTCCAGAACACTTCTTCATGTTCAGGTATTCGCCCACGGCCATAGAAACGGCCAGACTTTCCAACCCCTCCGGGATTTCGGAAAGGTTGGAAAGGTTTTTGATCCGCCATTGAACATTGGTCAAAACCATATCCAACAACGGATCATCAGCGGCCCCCGCTACGCCAAGGGCCGTTAGCATTGCAACCGCTTTATCACGCAACGGGGTTCACCGCCTTTAGCCACGGGAAAGAATCCGGGCAATGGGAATGGCCTTGTGGTTGATGTAGGAACGCTGACTTGCGGTGCTTTCACCGGAATGAACCAGCGTCCAGTTGCCGCCGTTTTCCAGTTCAGCCGCCGTGGGGCTGGTGCTTGCCTGCGTTTTCTTCTCATAGGACAGGCCGAAGGGGGCGAAAACCTTACGCTGACGCATATACAGCAAATCTTCACCGCCGTTGGTCTTGGGGTCACGGGCCATTTCATAGGGAACCTTTACGCCGATGTCCTCATAAGAGAAGGCACCATTGCCCATAGCATAGGTGGTGTACTGAACGCCAGCAACCACATAATCATTGGCCGCAAGGGTCTTGGAACCGAAGTAAGGCGTGACCTTGGACAGAAGGATTTCGCCATCGGCGGGGGCGCCAGAAGCAATGATCTTCAAAGCGCCATCGGTGTTGGCGTCGGCATCAAAATAGCCTTCAGAAACAGGCATCTGATCAGTGACGATCACCAGCTTACCGTTCCAAGTACCCAATTCCAAATCACGCTGAATCCCGTCCTTGTCGGTGTACTTCAGGCGTTCGATCAGGTTCAGGTTTTCAAGGCCGGTGGAAACATCACTATGGCAGAAAACCAAAGTGAACTTCTTCTTGTTCGCACCGCAAGCCTTGTTTGCCGCCGTGTTCAGGGTAGTGGCGGTCATAGCGCCGGGAACGGTGGTGGTGTGCTTCTCCACAAATTCCTTGTTCTTGGTGTCGGTGGTGGACATGGCGAAAATGCCCTTCAGGGTGGAAAGAATGGTGGCTTCATCCAGTTCATCCTTGTACTGTGCAACCTGTTCGCTGATGTTCGCCATGAAATCAACGCCACCGGTCACATCATAGGAGAAATCACGCTCTTTCCATGCCTTGGCACGGCCAACCACCACAATACCCTGTTCAAAGGTCTTGGTGGAAGTTGCGGTAATGTCGGTAGAACCATCATAGTTCACCGCATCACCGTCAATCAGGCCACGCATGGCAATGCGGGCATAGGCGGTGCCGTTCTGACCGCTGAACACTTCACGAATGTCAGGGTTTGCGGCCAATGCACGGGATTTCTTGATTTCGTTCATGTTCAGGTTGGGAACACGGGCCACCATGTACTTGAACGCTTCAGCATTGAAACTCTTGGAATCAAACTTGTTGTTAGGCATAGTTCAAAACTTCCTTTCTAAAAATAAGATTTGTAGGGGTGTTGGTTAGTCCAACTTTGCATCCGGGTGGGCTTCCAAATACTGACACAGTTCATCATAGGTCATTTTGGAAGGATCATCACCGGCCGGGGGTGTATCACTCTTTTCACCGGGCTTGGCACCCTTGAACTTCTTATCAGGGGCCTTGGTGTCAAACAGAAAAGCCGTGTCCTGACCGTCCACCAGCTTCTTGATTTCGTCACCCAAGCCCTTCACCGTGCCATCATCGGCCAGTTCAGCCTTGGCAAGAAAATCAGCCATCAGCGCCTTAACAGCGGTGTTGTTCTTGGCCTTGGCTCCGGTCAATGCCATATCAACGGCGTTGCTGATCTTCAGCGCCTTCAGTTCGGCTTCATGGGCCTTCTTCTGGTTGGCGTTGTCGGTCTGAAGCTGTGTGATCTGATCCTGAAGCGCCTTGGTGTCACCTGTGGACTTCTTCAGCGTTTCAAGCTGGGTGTCACGCTCTTTGATCGTGTTCTTTGCGTTGGTCAGTTCGGTGTTGACCTCATTGAAGCGGCTTTTGGTAACGAAGGAACCGTTCAGGCCCTCCATGACCTTATTGGCCTGTTCCTCGGTCAAGCCCCATTCCAACAGATTTTCCTTTGTCATAGTGATAACCTCCAAATCCTTTTTTACCGTGGGTTAGGAACCACGATTTTATTTAGATTTCTGTTTACCGCCCACAAATCCAAAACGGCGATGGTATGAAAAAACCACCACCGGCCAAAGGCCGGGGTGGTCAAATCATCAGATATTAAATTGGGGTGTTCAAAACCGTTCCATCAGGATATACGGCCATCAAGGGAAGGCTTGCATCTTTCCCATACACAGCGCCTTCCGCTTTGCATCGGAACACATATCCGGTTCCATCCCTTCCACAACATTCCTGAATGATATAGCCGTATTCTTCACCGGTATCATCATCCTTTTCACGGAACTTCTGAAGGATTTCCCGTGCTTCCTGTTCGGTCATATCATTTCACCTCCACGGTAGCAGAAATAATGTTGGGGTCAGTTGTCAGCGCCTTATCATCCAACCGGAAATAGCCAAAACACCCTTTGGAACCTCTGGTGAAGTAATCGGAAGCGTCCATATTCCCGGTTTGGGGATCAAGGTAATGGACTACACCACCGGTTTTTTCCGCAATGAACACATGGGCGCTTCCGCCATAGGTTCTTTTCCATTTGATATAAATGGAAAAGCGGGAACCATCGGGGGCATTTGCCAACGCCTTTTTCACGGCGGCTTCCGTCTGGTTCAATGCGTAGGCTTGATAGGAATATTGATATGCCCCCGGCTGAATGAAACATTCAGAACCCCAAGAAATAATGTTATTGGTGGAAGGCTTGGGCTTTGCAACCACATCATATCCACGGCGGCGAAATTCATACGCCTGAACACAACGCTGACAGTTCACGCCATAGGCGCTTCCCCGTGAATAGTTGGGGTTCGCTCCCTTGACAGCATCTTGAATCGCCATCGAAGTTCCTTTCTTGGCTCCGGTGGCCTGTTCCACTATATCCAATATAGCCGTAGCGGTTGCGGCTGTCAAGCCAGCCTTAGAACCTCCGTTCACGAAGGTCTGAACCCAATCAGCATATTTCATGTTGGCGGGAACATAGTACACATCCCCATCGGCGTTCCGGGCGGCTCTTTCACCGGCATACTTGGGATCAATGGCCGGGGCCGTAGTTCCTCGACAGTTGGGGTGGAACGGCGGCACAGTCACGCCGGGTTCATATTGGGAAATAGGGATCACCTTACCATCAAGCCCACCACAAATGGAACAGGTATGGGAATCCAGCGTTTCAATGATTTCCACCATTTCAACATCCAAATCCTTGTAACATTCCTTGGTGGCAACTGCATTGAAATAGGTGGTTTCGGTGTTGACCAATCGCCCCGCCTTATACCGATGAACCCCGAACTGCTTCTGAATGGCCGTGGTGATCTTGGCCGGGGAATCACCCCGAAGAAGCCCTTGTGTCAGGCTCTTACTGACCGAACCCACCAAATCATTTTTGTTCAGCCAACAGCGATCCCGGAAGGTTCGCCCGTCCGTTGTCCAAGGCTTTGAAAGCAAGGTTTCAAGTTTTTTCTGATCCAGCCCGGTAATATCCCAACCAAGGCCCACGCCCTTCTGAACCTCAAAGGCTGTGTGGGTGTAGCCATTGCCCACAACCTTCTTCAACAGGGCATCCAGACTATCAACCTGATTGCCGTACAGCAATTCAAGCTGTTGCTGAATACCTGTCTGAACAGCTTCAAGGCGGGAAATGTGGAACCGGGTAGACGCATTTTCCAGCTTCTTCAGCCATGCCGCATCCAACCCGGCCTGTTCACCGATCTTGATATACTGTTCAACGCTCCAATGAAATTCTTCAAGCTGTCCAGCGGTCAGCCATTTCCGGGCATCGGTCAGGCTGATTTGGTTGTTCCCCGCAAAACGGGCATACCAGCTTTCAATTTCCTTCTGAACGGAACGCTGTGCATCCAGATACAGTTCTTCCATGTCCTGAATGGTCTTTTGGGCTTCTCTGTGGGCGCTGTCCTCCAAGATGGAAAACCGCCCACGCCAATAATCCGCATTTCTCATGGGCCGTTCCTCCAATCCTGAAAAATGGCTGGGATGGTTGGAATCGAACCAACGGATCAGGGGGTCAAAACCCCTTGCCTTACCTCTTGGCTACACCCCAATATAAGCCCAACCGGAATTGCACCGGGGCATCAATGGCAAGTACCAGTTACCAAAGATGAACTGTTTTTATGGGCCACAGCTTATATTATTTTGGAGCAAGGACGCATCACCCGAAACGCTCCCCGCCATGGTGCTGAAGGTGGGATTTGAACCCACACGCCTTGCGGCAACGGATTTTGAATCCGCCGTGTCTGCCTATTCCATCCACTTCAGCAAATAAGACTTCCCCATCAGGGCTGAAGGCCCCGCAAGCATTTTCAGCCAAGTCCAACAGGGAAGCATGGTAGCCCGTGCCGGGATCGAACCGGCGTTACCGCCGTGAAAGGGCGGTGTCTTAACCACTTGACTAACGGGCCATGATGGGCCGGGGAAGGGAATTTCACCCTTTGGCGGGTAGGAGTAATAGCACCCCGCCACACTCAATGTCTGCCCCGGCATATATTGTGAAACGGCGGGGGTTATTCACCCTCGCCATCGTCACCTTTGTTCTGGTTGCCGGTCTGGAAGGCACCGGCGTATTCCTGTGCTTGTTCCATTGCTTCTTCCTTTTCCTTCTGCAACCGGGCCATTTCCGCTTCAACATCAGTAACCCACGGGTGCTGTTCCACAATGGTTTCATTGGAAAGAATACCAACGGACTTGGAACAGTTTTCAATGGATTCAGATTCATTGATCAGAATATCCCGGTTGAACACAATCGCCACATCATCCGTGAAATCTCCAACGCCGGTGTTACTGAAGTGGTTATTGATGAACCACAACAGTTCTTCAAAGGCCGCTTGGAACTCGGTTTCCATGCCGTTTGCGTCAAGGTCAATGTCAGAATACATGGATTGAATGTTCATCTGATTGGGGTTGCCGCTCAAACGATCATCTTTGGCATCGTAACCACGGGCATTTTCAATTAGGGCTTTCTTGAACACATCCAAAATGGCCTTGTAGTTCTCGGAATTGACTTCCACCGTCAGGGTGGTAACATCACCATCATCACGAACCTTCACGGCTCCGAAAGTGGCGAGGTTGCGGCGGAACTCACCAAGATTTTCACCATCGTAATTCTTCAGAATCAGGATGGTATTCCGTGCGTCCTCTTGCATATTGTTTTCAAAGTCGGAAATCATGGTGTTGATTCCGTCCTGAAGGGTTTTCACACGGCGAATCAGGGGGATTTCCTGTTTGTTATATTTGAACGGAATCAGGGGAATCCGTTCCCAATTCAATTCGGTGGGTTCCTTGCCTTCTTCCTCAATGGTGAAGTAGCTTTCATGTTCCCCGGCTTCCACATCAGGCTTCAGTTCGCTTCCATCATAGATATACCGGTAAAGGCCATCGGTCTTGAACAGTTCAACCCGTTCAATGATTTTCTTGGTATATCCATCCCACACTTCCTGCGGGTAAAGACGGATAGCAGAATCAAGGATGGTGTGATCATCGTCAGCCCAAAACGGAAGAACTTCATAGGCCGGGAAATGTTTGAAGGCCAGATTGCCCTTTTTGTCATAGAATGGGAACAACCAGCCAAGGCCACCATTCAGGGCATCTTCACAAACATACTTCAGAAGCCGGTGGAACCGCTTATTGAACACATCGTTCAAAGCGTCCGCATAGGCTTTGTTCTGACAGTTCACCGTGAAGGGCTTGCCCACAAGGTAGTTGGTTTTCTGATCCACCATCAGGGCATATTGGTTATCAATCAGGCGGTTGTTCGGAAGATTGTCCACTTCCTGAAGTTTGCCATCAGCACCAATGATTGTGCGCTTCCGGTTCAGAATGTCATGACGGCCTTCATAGTAGTCAGCGCCTTTAATCTGATCCATGCGCTTCAGGCTGTTCTTCCATTCACGGATTTCAGCGGCGTAAAACTGAAGTTCAGTCATGCCGTTTCGCCCACCCTGAAGGATCAGGCGGTTGATACGCTCCATAGCGTTATCCAGAAACATATTCAATCACCCTTTCCTTTCACCATCGGGGGGGGGGCAAAACCCACCGGCCTGTTTCGGGTTTTCTCTAAAACCAAAGACTGATTGGGAAGTTCCACTTCAATCTTCAAGGTTTTATATGGAAGGCGTTCAGCCCATTGTTCAATCTTGTTCAGAATATACTTCTGTTCAAACACGGGCTTTCACCGCCTTTCTTCATTGCTTAATAAACGCAAACACACGGAAACCGTGTGTTTTTCGTGTGTTTTGTTACTATCATGTTATTAGTCGAAGCTGAAGGCTGGGCCAACCAACATATCTTCCAGCCCGTAACGCATAGCGTCCATAAGGTGGTTGAAATCATCAATGGGAACATTGATCTTGGCCCCGAACTTATCTTCTGCCCATGTGTAGTTTGAAATCTCTGTGATGAAGTTCACGCATCGGGGATGAACAATGATGGTGTAACCCTGAATGTACTGGATTCCGTTATTCACGCTGTCCTTGCCCTTCCGGGCGGCTCTGATACGATGAAGGCCAGCATCCCGCAATTCATCAATGCTCTTGGGTTCGGCACAATCGCCCTTGATCCGTTCCTTGGCGTAACCCATGGTGGTGATCCGTTCACAGATTGCCCGGTTCGTCAGGGCCTTTTCATACAGTTCATCAAAAACCCAAATGGTTCTTTCCTTCTCACTCACCAGCCCACAGAACAGGGCCGTGGGATCGTTGGTATAACCGAAGTCAAGGCCGAAGGCGCTTTTCACATCAGGCTTCTTGGAAATAGCCAGATAATCAAAGGCTTCTTCCCGCCAATTATCGAAAATCAGGCCATCCACAATGCCCCAACCCCCAAGGCCAGCCACCTTGTAGCGCCGGGGGTTGTTTTCCCGCATTGTTTCAAAAACCTTCAAATCCGCCGCATCCAGCCATTCATTACACAGGTAATTGGTGGTTGTGGCGTAAATCTGCCCATCCGGGCTGATCCAGCTATCATGAAACTTGTATGTGGGGTTTCCTTGGGCATCCTTGCCGGTGATCTCCCCGAAGAAGCGTTTCCTGATCCAATGCTTTTCGTTCCACGGGTTGAATGTCAGCGTGATTTGCTTGAACAGGCCGGTTTCTTCCGGGATAGCACCACGGATGGATTCATCCAGCATATCAAAATCAGCTTCATTCATGATTTCGTATGCTTCTTCAATCCAGCACCAGCACAAAAACCCTATTTCAACCGTAATTGAAGTGACCTTCAGGGGATCATCAAGGCCCCGGAAGTAAATCTTCTGACCGGTGGGAAGGTAAGTCATTTCAAGGGGGCTTTCCTTGATTTCCCAATAGGCTGAAACCCCAAGGCGGTTGATTGCCCATTTCAGTTCGGTGAAACAGGAATCTTTCAAGGTTCTGAACACCTTACGAACCACAAGGGTATTGGCTTCCGGGTATTGCATCATCCGTTTGATGATGTTCAGGGCCGTTGTCTTGGATTTCTTGGAAGCACGGCTTCCCTTACACACCCGGTAACGGCCTTTGAAGTTCCAGAAGGTTCCGTAACCCTTACCAACTACTTCAGGAAGGTGAACTCGCTTGGCCTGTGGGCTAATCTTCAAGTTGATCATCCCCCGTGATAATCACCGGAACGGCCCCTTCCACACCTACCTTGTCCGTGAACATACCATAACGCTTGCCGATCAGTTCAGCGGCCTTCAGTCTTTCCTTGGCTCCAACCTCTTTCTGCGTCAACTCTTGGCAACCGTCACCGCACAGGATCGGGATTTCTTCAGTATGTTCACCTCGCATTACCGAAGTCAGGTATTTCATGACTTCTTCAGCATCAGCGATCTTGGCCGAATGAAGTTTTTCAAGTTCGGTTTCGATGTACGCTTTCAAGTCAGGTTTTGCAAGGTTTTCAGAACCCGTCTGCTTTGCGGTCTTGGGCGAATACCCCGCCTTGATTGCCGCATCCGTAGCGTTGCCGCTGATCAGGTATTCATCACAGAACTTCCGCTGTCTTGGTGTCACAGGTATTCACCCCTTTCCTAAAAAAGTGAAATGCACCCCTATAAGGGGTGCATTTTTACGATTCCAGAATAACACGCTTGATACTGTAAAATCCTACACACTTTTCACAAGAATAGGATTTTACACTACTGTTCAAGCGATAATAAAAGGTTAGGGTTCTTTTCAGAAAAAGAAATCAGGGCCTTCCCGTGAATCTTATAAACCTGTGAAATTGAAAAGTTAAGGTCAAAGGCAATATCAAGCCATTTCTTCCCGTCAATGTATCGGGCAATCAGAACATTTTGCTGATCGAAGTCAGGAAGGATCTGAATTGCCTTCAGGGTGGTGTTCTTCAGGTCAACAAGTTCATCAATCCGGGCGTTGATGGTTCTTTCAAGTTCATCAATCTTGCAGATCGTTTCTTCAAGGCTGTTCTTGGGGCCTGAAGTTTGAACCTTGTCCTGTTTCAGTTCACACCCGATGGAAGTCAACCGGGAACGCTCTGTTGCAACCGTGTTCAAAAGCCTATTGATCAAGGCATCAAGGCGGCTGATCTGGTTCAGAAAATCCTTGGCCTGTTGGGAAAGGTCTTTGTCATTCACTATGTAACACATCCTTTCTGGAATAAATGTTGAAGGGCATCAAACGCCGGTATATCAAGGGTTTTCGGAAAATCCTTCAACATTCAAGATCAGAAGCGCCTTCTTCACTATTATTACATTCTTCATATACTATATATTTTTTCTTCTAAATAATTGAAATAATCTGTTGAATGTTGAATGTTGAAGGATTTCACAGAAAATCAAGGTATTGCAAGGGGTTCAGGGCCTTCAACATCATTCCACATATATTGAAGGCCGCTGTTCCAACCTCTACTGAAGAAAAACGGGAAGCACCGGAACCCCACAATCAGAATCCTTTTTGTTGGCGAAATATCCTTCACCAGCGGGAAGGGGTTTATAGCCACCATCGGGGATTTTGACAATTCCAGAAACATCCATAGCCGTTCCACCGCAACGGCACATGATACAAAATGGCGAAGGCTTGTGATTCTTACCAAATTCTTCAATGCCCTTTTCCAAGAACATCCACCATGACCGTCCGCATTTATCACAGCGGTATTTCATGGCCCCATGAACCAAAACTTCTTTTTTCATCGGTATTCCCTCCCGGTCTTACGGTCTTTGATTTCAATGCGGTTCAGAAGTTCAAACCCCGCCAAACGGGTGATGTACTTCAGGACGAAGATCAGGGTGTTCACCCGCTTCTGCTGTTCATCCTCGTCACGGATGATATTCTTTGTGCCGTGGTAGGCTGTCGGATCGTGATACCCTTCAGCATTTTCCCAAGGTTTAGGCATCGGTTTTCCCTCCTTCTTCTCTGTACCATTTTTCAATGTCACACCCAATGTCCTTCAACCTCCCAATTCATTCCGGTGCTGTGACCGGTAAGGATCGAACCCTTCAGGGTAACGCTGTTCCAGCTTTTTCAAGTTTTCTTCCATGACCGTATCAAGGTCAGAACCAATGGCATCACACAGAACGGCCAAATACCAAGCCACATCACCAAGTTCTTCAATCATGTGGCGCTTATCCAGTTCATGGCCGTGGAAGAAATGCTTCTTCACCTGTTCGGCCACTTCACCGGCTTCACCGCAAAGGCCCAAGGCACATTCCAGCTTCAGCCGATCCATGTTGGAACGGTCAGCGGTTCGCAAGGAACCCCGCATATAACGGTTAGCGTTCATCGGCGTGTTCCTCCGCTTTCAGATCGTCCAGTTCAAGAACCGTCATAATGGCGTAATTGGCAAGGTCAATCAGGGTATCACGGATAGATTCATCCTTGACTTCCTGAACCTCGGATTTGGTCAGGCTCTTAAACCGGGCCAGCTTATCCCCAAGTCTGATCCGGGGCATTGCCATTCCTTCTTCCGTGAAGGTCTGGTGAAAGCTGTCACCATAGTCATGATTTTTTCGTGCGTACAAGGCATTGATTTCCTTGCAAATATCGGAATGGCGTTCCGTTTTGGTTTTAGGTAACATTGAAATCATCCTTTCTTTCAGTTGAACCATTTGATCACCGGATCACCGGTGAAGCCCTTTTCCCACACATACCACGCATAGGCAATGGCGCTTTCCGGTTTCCCGGTCATATCACCGTTTTTATAACAGGCCAGCCGGGAACGGCTGATATAAACTTTTCGGGGGGGGTATGCCTGAAGAACTCACCCCGTTTTTGCCCCTCCAAGAACTGAACCTTCAGGAACATAGCCACTTTTCCACCGGGGCGGACGCTTTCAAGCGCCCTTTGAACAAATTCAAGCCCCATTGAATACGGCGGGTTTGTGATTATATCGCCTTCAAAATCGTCCAGTGTTTCCTTCAGGAAATCCAGCGGTTCAGGATCACCGAAGCCCCGGTAAATCAGATCAGTTGAAATGACTTCATAACCGTGGGCTTGAAGTACCTTGGAAATGTGGCCTTCACCACAGGCCGGTTCCCAAATGACCGGGGAAAACTGTTCCAGTTCCAGAAGCATTTCCACGGCCCTTGGATCGGTGGCGTAGTAATCAAATGCTTCTCGTTCTTCAGGAACATGGTTGGAACTGCCCAAAGTGGTGAACACTTTCTTAGAACCACTCATTCTGCGCCGCCTTCCATTTTCTTTTGAAATTCTCTATATTGCCGGGTGTATTCATAGGATTTTCCAAACACATGAATAGCAGCTCTATAAAGATTTGGTTCAAATTGTTCAGCAACGGCAAGTTCTCTTTCAAAAAACTTTCCAAATGGGCAACAAGCGCAACCTGTCCGATCAAGTCCATATTTGCAATAACAGTCAGAATGAACGATCCCAAACGCTTCTTCATACGCCTTTTTATCGTCCTTTTTGAACCAAAAGATGGGTCTAAACTGATCCGCTTCACCGCAAATTTCATCAAAACATGACTTGTATGCGGTTGATCTGATTCCGCCTTCTGCCTTTCGTACCCCTTGAATAGAAAGATCGGGATTTATGATTTTTTCCACCATCTTTGCCGTTCCCTTTTTAGCTCCATCACAGCACCCCGACGATATAGGGAAATCCGGTGGATTTGCAATCATAAATTCCTTTAACCACTTCAGGTTTGAAATGTTCAATTTGGACTTTTCGCCCCATTGGTTACACCACCACCGCAAGGCAGATTTACAACGGGGATATTCCGCATATAGTTCTTCAAATGGCTTATCTTCCCACTTAAACCCGTGTTTCTGAAGGCGTTGAATATTATTGCTAATCTTTTTGCTTAAAAAGGGAACCCCATATTTTTTAACGCCAAGGGGAACCGGAATTTTAGCCCGATAGCGTTCAATCGTAATTCCATACTTCTGTTCCAAATACTCCAAGTGGCGTTTTGTAGCGGCAAATTCAAGACCGGTGTCAAAAAACGCATAATGAACTTCACTTAATGGGTAGCCGATCCGTTCCACCAGATCAAGGACAATATCGGAATCCGCTCCACCACTTACGCTGACCATGATTTTCGGATACATGGTGAAGGGATGAACTTCAGACTTCCCACCGCCATATCCATGAATTTTCCCCCACGCCTTCACAAACGCATTGCACATTTCAAAGGTCATGTTTTCCTTGGGAACGCTTTCCAACAGTTCCGTCATACTATCAAAAATCTGAATCATTCCGCATCCTCACTTTCTACAAATACCCGGCATTTCCCAAGGCGGCTGATCCACTTATCCACGATCACCAACCCACAACGCTTGGTGATTTGTCTGGAAAACTCGATGTTGGAAAGGGCTTGGAAGTTGTTTGAAATGCAATATTCCTTATACTTCCGGTAAACCGTCTTGGTAGGCTCATTCACAATGGAATCCAGCCCAATTTCTTTGATGAACCCAATGATGGGGTTGTTGTTTTCCTCGTATTCGTCCAACTGCCCCTGAACTCTGGTGGAAGTGGTGAACTGTGCATTGCCAAGAACCCGCTTCAACCCCTGAAGGCCAAGCAAGGCCAGATATTCCATAGAACCCTGTTCACACAGTTCATCCTTGATGAATGGGCGGAAGTCAGCATCATTGGGGGTAAACTTGGCATCGAAGGGAACAATTACCAAACGCCGCTGAACGGCTCCGGTTTTATCCTTGATACGGGGAATGTTGTTGGCGCTGAACAGGAACTTGGAATAATTGTTGAACTCAAAGGGATCTTGGCCTTTGCGCTCCACATTCACCCGATCACCCGTGACCAGCTTCTTGAACACGGAAGCATTGGCAATAAATTCATCACCAATATCATCACCGATGTTTGCCAGCTTGCCGAACAGTTCAGCGGTTTTGAACCTATCGCCCAATTCCTTCAGGTCAAGGGAAGCAATGTTCTGATCTCCAAGAAGGTTCTTCACCACATGAAGGAAGGTGGATTTGCCGTTGCTCTTATCGCCAATCAGGATGAAGGCTTTGCCAAGTTCGTTGCGGCGGTACATACAATAGCCCACCATTTCTTCCAGCAAGGCCCGAACTTCAGGATCATCACAGGCCAGCCGATTCAGGGTATGATCCAACAGATCATCATGGGCGGCGGGGTTGTACGGCCACGGGATTTTGTTTGTAATGACCACATCCGGGGTGAACTCTTTGAAGGAACCATCCCGGATATTGTAAAGGCCGTTGCTGAAAGCAATGATATTCGGGTTGGTGGCCTTGGTGTTTTCCTCAATCATGATTTCCAGATAGGACAGGACTTCTGAACGCCACGCCCGTTTCAGGTTGCTGATCAGTTTGATCATGGCCCCTTCAATTTCACCGGCACCGGAAACATAGATACCATCCTTGTAAATGTGAAGCTGGTTATTGATCTTCACAATATGGTTGTTGTTCTTCAGGTAGGTGGCGAACTTATCAAATAGGAAGGTTTTATCCCGGAAGAAGGATGTTTTCTTGAAGGCATCATCCCGAAGGATCACATCAAGTTCCTTGTCGGAAAGGGGCTTCTTCAGCACATAACGGTTAATCAGCCTGATACATTCACGGGCTTCTTCCTTGGTGAAATCGTCACTCTGAAGGGTCAGAATGTAGTTGAACAGGGTTTGGTTCCGCCCATCACCTTCCCCAAGGTTCGGGAAATCATAGTTGCTTTTCACTGGGGTCAGCCACTTGGGAAGTTCCTGAATCTCCCCTTCAGGGAAGTCATACAAAATGGGCCGTTCCACGCCACCGGACTTCAAGATTTCATAGCTGTTATTGGCTCCAACCTTTCCATCCGTGGTGATACCCACGGCCAAGGTGCATTTCGTCCAGCTTTTTTTAACACCACAGTTCTTGAACAAGAAGTGTTTTCCCCGTGTGGTGGCGTACACTCTGCACTTCAGTTCTAAATCCTGAACAATTCTGAACAAAAGTTCAGATGTTTCCGCATCGTCCACATCAATCAGGATGGTTTCTTCTCCAAGAATACCGGCGTATTCATCAAGGTCTTGGACTTCTGAACGGGTTTTCAGTTTTTCAACGCCTTTGAATTTTTCAAGGCATTGTTTATTTCTGGTAGGCACATAGCCCCTAAACAGTTCCATGCTTCAACGCTCCCCCCCCCCGAAAGGTTTTATTGTTCATCGTTCCACCCCGAAATCTTTCAACCGATCCCAAGCAACATCAATGTAATATTGCTTGTCCAGTTCATCCGGGATAGGAAGGTTGGTCACATCATCATTGATGAAGAAACAATGATCCGGGGTGTTGCCGAACTTTTCAGGGTTCTTTTCCCGGCCCTTGACGATTTTCCCGGAAACCTTGAAGATTCCGCCCTTGCTCTGATCCTTGGAAGCGAACACCCGGAAGGTTTTATCCGTCTGAACCTCACCGCCGCTGAAGCGGGTGATTTTCTTAGAACGGCCTTTTTCATCCCTGATCTTAGCTTCCGTAACCACCGGGGAATAAAGGGCATATTTGTACTTGCTGGACACCTTCACAACCTTCTGAAAATCTCGAAGATTGGAACATTCCATGATGGTTGTTTCCGGGCTGATCCCATGAAGGAAATAGTTCACAATGGCCCGGTTGACAATGGGAAGGTCATAATCCAGATCAGACAGCTTTTTGACATAGGCGCCCTTGCACTTCCAGCGGGGTTTCCCTTTTTCATCACGAAGCGGCCCGGAAGGAATAATGATGTAATTGTTCACATCCTTCTGATACTCCTTTTGAAATTCATCAAATTCAAGGCGCATCCCGGTTCTTTGCTCCCACTCCCAACACAGATCGTCCAGCATTTCAAAATCTTCATACCGGCGAAGTTTGACCAAAATACCATCCGTGTTGCTCTGGATGATTTCACAATGATCTTCCAGCCGTTCAATCAAATCCAGAAGAAGAAGCTGACCGCCCACACAAACATTGTTGGCTTGCCGGGGGTCATACATGGCATTGTGCTTATCCTTCATAGCGCCATAGGTGCTGTTCAGAACAATCTTGTAAGGCTGTTGCATGGGGTTTTTCTCTGCCTTCAGCTTCAGGCGGGTGTGATAGATTTCCGCATACTTGGAAGGATCGTGAACATTGCGGGAAAGCCACTTATAAACCAGCATCAAAGACGGGTAATAGGAAGCCACATCCACATTGACAAACCAACCTTCCCCGTGATATTTGGGAATAGCCCCGTGAAGGCCACCCCAAGCGAACACATGGGGAACCCCGGCCACATCCAGTTCAAGGGTTTTGGAATAATCACGGTTCAAGGGGTTCTTGTACCAATTCAAAACTTCCGTGTATTTTTCGATCCGCAAGCTGGGCGGGAACTCAATTTCAAATTCATCATTGTGTTCCCTTTGAACGGCCCCAAGGATTTTGGCGGAAAGCTGTGCTTTGGTGCGGCCAATGTCAGAAATGGGAAGGTGGAACGCCTTCACAAGTGACATTTGGGCATCAAATTCATCTTCCTTCCGCCGTAGCCACACTTCCACTGTCTGTTCCACATCATGGCGGCAATATTTGACCGTTTCGGCCAACTCTGCTTCAGTCAAAGGCCGGTCAATGTCGAAGGGAACAGAAGTTTCTTTTATGGAATGGCCCATGAACGCTTCCAGCGCCTTCAGGCTGATTGGCGGGTTCGGCATCACATCATAATTGATCAGCGAGTATTCCCTGAACAGGCTTGAATATCTGTAACCGGGTTTAGCCTCTGCAATGATCCAATCATTCACAGGCTTTGGATCAAACCCACACAGAATGGCCTTCAGAATGTACTGATCATAGTTCCGGGAATTGTAACCGGCCCAAATCACACCCTTGTGTTCCTCATAGAAGCGTTTCAGCTTGTCGGGATCGTTGATAATCACGGTTTCTTTTCGGGCGTTCAGGTCGATCAGGACAACCAGCCAGTCATACCGGAAAACCTCAAAATCATAGAAGATCATCAACTCACATCCTTTCAGCTTTTGTGAAATCTGTCAGCGTTTCCGCCTTATCAGCCCCGCCACGAGAAGGCTTTCACTTGGGGCCATTCCGGGGCTTTCGCCCCGGCTTGAAAGTGAACTTTCAAAAATGGTTAGTGTCCTAAAAGACACTTCCATTGTAAAAAATTTTGGGTCAGTTTTCAACCTCGAAAACTTCTTCAACGGTGATGGAATTGAAGCGGGAATCATCGTAGTCCACCGCATATTCCAAGTTTCCATCAATGGCTTCCGCCACATCAAGAACAAGCTGGGAAAACTGCTTGTAGCTGGTGAAGCTGACAGGAACACCGGAATCCAGCTTTTCAAGGAAGCCCATAGCGGAAGCGATCATGTTCTTGTCGTTCTTGGTGCCGTAAAGGACACGGTTCATGAAAAGGCGCTGGTTCTTGAACTCACCGGACAGGATTTTGAAGGACACGGCCAGCATGGGGCGGTTGGGATCGGCCTTGGTGCCTTTGATCTCCATGCTTTCCAGCTTCACTTCATACTTGCCAGCGGGAATGGTGGGGAAATCACCGCCGCCGTTCTTCTTGGCATCCTCCACATCAGCCTGAAGGCCCTTCAGATCAACAGAACGATCAATCTTGTCAAAATCAATAGCCATAGTTTTTTACCTCCAAAAATGTTGTTATGTTCAAATGGTTTTGAGAATATCAGCCAACCCATGAAACAGGCCGTTCACAAGTTCAGCGGTTTCCTTGGCCCGGTTCATAGTGTCAACTTCTTCTTTCGTAGGGGAAAAACCACCGTCAGGAATGAACAGATCATCAGGAAGAACGGTGTTCAACAGATGATCAAGGGCCGCATCCGCCATCACATCACAAAAATCTTCATGATGTTCAGCGTAATTCCGAATGGCGATCTTGGCGGCGGAACGATGAAGTTCGATCAGAGCTTCACCATCAGCACCGGGCGGGGGGGGGGGATCAGGTTGGCGCACACCTGAATCTTGCGGAACAGGCCACGGCGGTTCATTTCTTCTTTGAACCTGTTCAGGGCATCGTTTTTCATGTTGTTTCCTCCTTATAGTTGGTTAGAAATGATGGTCTTAATGCGCTTCACATGGTCTGAAAGCAACTCCCGGTTCATCCGTTTCCAACGAAGAATGTTGGAAATGCAGATCAATTCATCCTGAATGTCCTGAAAGGCTCTGCGGTTGCTTTCAAGGTCAGCTTCATAGGAAGCAAGGTCTGTGTTTTCGCCGGCCTTGGCCGATCTAACTTCTTCATCAGCTTTTTCAGCGTATTCCCGGAAATACTTGGCCACTTCATAGCCCATGTGTTTTTCAACCAGATATTCAAAATCACGGGCCTTGAAAATGGTTTCAGGCTTCCCGGCAATCATCAGCACATCAGCCATTATTCTTCACGCTTCTTCCGGGTACGGCGGGGCGGGTTGGCATCCGTCTTGGGTGCGGCTTCCTCTGCCGGGGCCTTGGGGCGATCCCACAGGGGGCAACCATCGGGGCCACCTTCCTTATGGCAACGGTGGCCAGCGTCAATGGAAGGGCAAAGGGGGATTTCCGGGTTCTGATCGTGCTGTCTGAAAATGCGCTCACCGTCCGGGCATTTGGGAAGGTTATTCCAAGGCGGGGTGTCACCGGTGGCCGGTTCAGTAACGGGAACAGAATCATCCTGTTCACTGCCGCCCGGTGTCCAAGTTCCTTCCAAGCGGGCAGTAATGGCTTCTGCTTCCTTATCGCCTTCATCAACAGGTTCAGGGGGCGGGGTTTCAGCCTTGGCCTTTCTGCCCCTTCTGCTGGGCGCTGTGGTGGCCGTGTCGGTGGTTTCAGGTGCGGGGGTAGCCGGGGTATTGCCGCCACGCTTCACGGCTCCTGCGGCCTTCTGGTTGGCTTCCTCGTAGACTTCACAGAAAGCGTCATAGGTCAGCGGGATTTCCTTGTTATGGACAGTCAAACGGCCACCACCGAAGATCACTTCAGAAGTCTTGAAGGACAGAACCCTTTCGTTATCATCGGCCACGATACGGGCCACCAGATCAACCATACCGGCCACCTTGTTTGCCACCTTATCCTGAAGGTTCGGCTTGATAGAACTGATCTTATCGCCGCCCTTGCGGGTCAGGTCACGGCTTCTGTCCTCATGGCTGATCAGGATGATGTTTTCATAGTCCAGATTCACCAGCCGCTTCAGGGTGTTCAGGAACTCGCTTCTGACCATATCCCACGCACGGAAGGAATCATCAGATTCATGCTTCCAGCCCTGACGGTCACAGATGTAAACCCGGCACGATTCATAAACATCTTCCAAAAGGTCAACCACGATGGTTCGGAAATCGTTCTGCTTCTTTTCCAGTTCGGCCACGGCATCCATAAACACTTCATAGGCCAACTTGCGCTTGGTGATACGGCCTTCCACCGTAACGGTGTCACGAATGGCGATATAGGGGGCATCCACAAACTTGATGTTGCCATCCGTGTTCAACATCAGGGGATCGGGGAACTGATTGGCAAAGAAGGTTTTGCCGCTGAAGGGTGCGCCGTAAAGCCACACAACCTTCTTCTTGGTGGCGTTCAGGTCACGGCGTTCATTCTTGGGAAGTAACATATAATCCCATCCTTTCTGACAATATTCTTCATACTCACACCATCCGCAAAAATGGTTTGGGTTCTTGGGAAAGTCTGTGGCTTCAACCATGTGCTTCACATCGGTCAGGAAGTCCACAATCTTCATGGGGTTGTACTGAATCGGCATCAGCGTTGGTTCAGCGTCTTTCAAGGCCGCTTGCAAGCGGTCACGGAATTGGGAAAGGGTTTCGGTGCTTTTCTGCCTGATCTTGGGCTTTGGAACAATCAGGAAATACATATTCCTGATCCGGTGGCCGGGATGGGTCAGTTCATACCAATACTTATATTCGTGAAGCTGACCGGAAACGGCGTAGTTCTTGGCGTTGTTGGAATACTTGAAATCGTACAGATCAAAGGTGTCTTTGGAACGGGCAGTGAACTTACCACAGGGGCAAGAACCGGTATAAGCTGAACCACAGTCACCTTTAGGGCAAGCATCACAGATTTCCGTTTTGCCTGATAAATCTTCATCCACAGGAACCAGATAATCCATGAAGCCGATGAAATCAGCGTTCCCAATAGGCAATTCAAAGGTTCCCCCCGGTGGCAACATGGCCTTTGCCTTGGGAATCATGGCTTCCAGCTTCATCATTTCATGAATGTGATCATCCGTCAGAACCGGGAAGCTGTTCTTGTAGAAATCAAGGGCCTGTTCAACCCCTTCTTCAATGCCGGTGTGAAGGGCGGTGCCAAGGATCAGGGCGTTGTCTGCGTCCGTGTTCGGAATCGTGTCTAATCCATCAACATATCGCAACCGATATTTGAATGGGCAACGATCAAACACTTCAACCCGGCTATGGGAAAATCTTGTGGACACGATTTCACCCCCTTTATTATGTCTTTGAATGTGTCAAACCCTTGTGGGTATAGCACCATTGCTATTCCGCCGCTATTATTGATTTGGCGAATATTCCGCTTCTGAAGCACAGATGGGGTTCCATTGGTGGCCTTCAGCTCTACTTCAAGGGCAATGCCCTTCACGGTGATTCGCATATCGGGAAGGCCGCTTTTCACATACCGGCTTCCACCCCAACGCTTTTCATAGAAGCCACAGGGCGGGGCGCTCATGCGGTCAACAGGTTCACCCAAGGGATATATCCCTTCAGCTTCCAGCCATTCCTTCAGGCTATTTTCAAAGTTTTTTTCACCGGCCATCGGCTCACCCCTCCAACATCTGAATCAGGCTGTGAATACCTCTGACTTGGGTGAAGCCCTGAATTTTACCCGTTCCAGCGTAGAATTGGAACAGTTTATCATCAGACTTCCGCCAACAATGGAAATGTCCGGTTTGCTCATTCTTCAGTTGGTATTCAATGCCGTAGGCTTCAAACTGCTGAATGGCATAGGCGATCCGGTCGGGGTTCTTTGCAACCCGTTCTGAATGAACCTGTTTGGCATGATTTTTTAGGGCATCCCACACTTCATCCCTTGCCATCGGCCCCACCACCTTCCGCCAAATAGTCACACCATGCAAGGAAGGCACGGCGCAACGGGTTAGTGTTGCCATCATCGGCCCATCCAGCAAAGCCAATCCACCCATCCCGGTTGAAGCTGATACATTCACGCCGGGTGAAATAGTGGGCGTTCATGTAGATGTAACACTCGGTAATGTGGCCGTTGGTGGCCTTCTTCATGTCAACCCGTTTGCTTAAAGTCATGGTGACGGAAGTTTCACCAGCCTTATTGGATTTCTTCAATTCCTTCTGAAGCATCATGCAAAGGATCAAAATATCACCTTCATCAATGCTGTCATAGGTCAGGCCCTTGGCGCTGAAATACTCCCGAAGTTCATTATTGGTGCAAACAGGTTCAAAGCCCCGGCAACTCATGACTTATCCCCTTTCAGGGTGATCTTCACATAACCGGCCTTGGCGGTGGTCTTGGAACACTCGGAAGCAATGTCCGGGTATTTCTTCTTCAGCTTGGTGGAATCAATGCTGGTGGCGTTGGTGGGCTTCACAAGGGTAAGGTTCAGAACATCGGATTCAAACTTATCCACGCCGAACTTCACCATTGCTTCATACAGCTTGGCCTTCATTTCCTTTTCCTGTTCCTCAATGGCCTTCTTGTGGGCGGTCAGGGAAGCAATGGCGTTCAAGGTGGCAAGCTGTGTGTTCTTGAACTCCTGAAGGGCCGTTTCTTCATCGAAGGTGGCCGAACCACAGGCGTTCGGGTTTTCCTGACAGGAATCAGGACAAGTGTGGAAATCCGGGCATTTGTGGCAACACCCATCAAATTTTCCACGGGGGCAAGCATTTTCACATTTGATCATTTTTCGGGTTCTCCTTTCAGATAAACATTCAACTGCTTCAGGCCGAAGGCGGAAGCGGCTTCATGGTTGTCAAAATAAATGTCGATCTGGTTTTCACCGTATTTGTCAATCACCCATTGGGCGGGGCGATCCTGAACGATGTATTCACCCAAGCCTTCTACTTCCACCACGGTTCCCAAGGGAAGCGGGGAAGCACAGGAAACACCGGCTTTCAGTTCCACACCAGCGGCACCATACACAATGCCGTTGGGCCGGTTCTTGGCCCATTCGCCGCAACACTTTTCACAGGAACAATAGGCGGTAATTCTGAAACTGCCCAACAGCACCGGTTCAGGTTCGGCGGGTTCTTCCACCAGCGGAATTTCCACCGGCTCCAAGGTCACATCCGGGGTCACGGCGGTAAGCTGATCCGGTTCAATGGGGGCATCCGGGGCCTTGCTGTTGACAGCAGAACAGCGCCCAAATATAAACCCCATTGCAAGGCCCATCAGAAGGGCCTCAAGGAACATCCGCCTGAACCGCTGGTTAAGGGCTTTGCGGCGCTGTTGCCGCTTGCTCATACTTTCTGAATAGTTCATCGGTATAGTCCTTTCTCATTTCCAAAGTGGAAAGAATATCTTCTTCAACCGTTCCCGGACAGATCATCAGGTAATAGAAACAGGGCCGTTCTTGCCCAAGGCGGTGAATACGCTTTTGGGATTGCTCCCACAATTCCGAACCTTGGGGAAGGCTGAAGTAAATGATTTTGTTGGCAAGCTGAAAGTTGCCGCCCATTGCACCGGCCTGATACTGAATGAAGGTAATGCTGTTATGCTGGTAGCGGTAAGCATCCAAGTTCTTTTCTTCACCGGAAAGAACAGACACAGGCCGGTTCAGGCCCTTGGCAATCCCCTTCAGGCGTTCCATTTCTTCCGTGAAGTTATAGAACACGATCAAGCGATCTTCCGTGCTGTTCAGCAAATCCCGGAAGGCTTCATAACGGGCTGGGTTATATAGGCCGCAAAGCTGACGGGCGTAAAGGCGGCGGGTCAAGCTGGTATCACCAATCAATTCCCGTTCACAATGGGCATTGGAACCGTAGAAATCCGCATCCAGTTCAAATTCACCAAGGTTGGCGCTGTCAATCGCAATATAGCGATCATTCCAGAACTTCCAATAAAGGGATGAAGGGCGGGTTTTGACTTTGATCCAGTTCCGTTCTGGTAGGCTGATCCCGGCTTGTTCGGTGGTCATGAAAACGGCCCCATGTTCGGCCAGCTTCATCTTCAGCCGGTCAACATTCTTGTAGCCGGTAATCTGTTGCCGCCAAAATCCATCAGTTTCAACCCATTCCGTTTGAATGTACTGCTTCCAGAACAGTTCTTTTGAAATCTTCCAGCCCAACAGTTGGCATTGGCTCCACAAGTTTTCATACTTGCCGCCCGTGGGTGTACCGGAAAGAAGGATCACATTATCCGGTTTCAGCCCAAGAATGAACTTTGACCGTTTGGCGTTCTCGTTCTGGATCAGGGAACTTTCATCCAACATCAGCGTGAAGCCGGTCAGGGTTTTCAGAACCTTCCGCCTGAAGGTCAGTTCGTAGTTGATCACGCCACAAATCCGATCCGGGTTATCAACTTCCATTGCGGCCTTCATGAACCAATCAAATTCATTTTTCTTGGTCATGTCATAAATCACCCAACAATGGTTCATGGCGTAATTTTCCGTCATGTGTTCAATCCAGTCTTGAACCTTTGAACATTGACACACCAGAAGATTTACACGGCTATTCAGCTTCATCATTTTTTCGGAACCAACAAAGGTTTTCCCAAGGCCCATATCAAGGTAATAGGCCACCCGGTTTTTTCCCTCGGTTTCATCAAGGGCCTGTTGTTGGTGCTGGAACAGCGTGATCATAGGGTTTCAGGCCCTTCAATCATGGAAAGGTAATTTTCCACATTCACACCACGGGAAAGAAGTTCGGCCTTCATAGCCATTCCCAAGGGGCTGTTCAGGGCGTAATCACTCACCTGCTCCGGGGAAAGGGAAGTGATGTTAAACAAGGACTGTTTCACCAACTCGGAATGACCGCCACCGAAGGGGTCAAAAGGGCAACAGTCAGGGGTGGCTTCAATGTCACGAACCACCATAGCCACCACCACGCCGGGGCGGTTCTTCAACATCTTCACCGTGTTCAACAGGTGATCGGTTCCCATTTCTGCGGGGCGGAAAGCCTGTCCACCGGCTCCAATCCACAAGGTTCCATCAAAACGGGTTTTCATGTTCATCATCCTTTCTTTCCGGTCAGGCGAACAATGTAAATGCAGTTGTCCACCCGGTATGCGTCATACCCTTTCGGGTTCTTCTCGTTGTACTTGCGCCGGTGGCTGGAAATGGTGGAAAGTTTGGTTTTTGCGGCCTTGGCGCTTTCATACTGGAAACACATATTCTTTGCGTTTCCGCTGGTCAGGAAATCTTCAATGGCTTTGACTTCCTCGCTTTTGCTCCCACCGTGAAACTGGTTCTTGGGCGGGGCCTGAACATTGTATTTGATTTCCAAAAAATCACCTTCTTCATAAAATTTCAGTTCCGGTGGCCGGGATCGTGTCTATGTAACACAGATCATCCGTTCCGGGGATCACATCATACAGGCTAACGGTTTGGGGTTCTTTGGCCCGTTTTTCCCGCTCATGCCCTATGGCTGACCGCATAGCTTGACAGGCCACGGTGACGAATTTCACCCTTTGCAGATCAGGAAGGGCAAACCAGCGTTTCACAGCAAGCAAATAGCGGAAAATCACCACATCAAACCATTCCGATCTGTTAAGGCCCTGCTTGTCTAAATACCACCAAACAATGTTGATGTTGTCCGTGGCAAATTGGGCTTCTTTAGGGGTAAGGGGGCGTTCATAAAAGGATTTTGGCAACCGTAATCCGCCGCCCACCTCGTTTCTTTCCGGTTTCACACATCCCCCCCCCCAATCCGTCAGGCAGTCAGGCCGAAGAAAGAATTGAACTGATCAGCACCCACATAATCACGGAACTTGGTGGGGTTGATGTAGTAATTCCAGCAAGCGCCGGTTCCGGGAACAGCGTTCCCGAAGGGAAGAAGGCCACGCTGAAGGCCGATTCTGACGAACTGATCAGATTTTCCCATGCACCGGGCGGCTTCCTTCACGCTGATCTTCTTGATGGGCGGTTCCGCAACCGGGGCGGCTCCATAACCCATCAGGTAATCAAAGGAAACGCCGGTGGCATCGGCAAGGGCCTTGATACGGTCAGGGCCGGGGGTGTTCTTCCCGGAAAGGTATTGGCTGATAGCGGCCTTGGAAGCCCCGGCCTGTTCAGACAGGGCGGATTGGCTCATGTTGGTCTGTTCCATAGCGTTCTTCAGACGCTCTGCAAAAGTGGTCATTGTGCATACTCCTTTCAAACAGCTTTATTGGGTTATCACTCTTGTTCTTCAAAGGCCACTTCACATTCTCCACAGAGAACATGAACTTCCTTGGTGGCCCGGATGATGGTTCCGCAACAGGGGCAAACATACTTGCGGGAACTTGATCCCCCCCCCTTCCGGGAACCCTTCAGCGGATTGGTACGGGGCCGAACCAGACAGAACCCGGATTTGCCAAGGGATTTCACGAAGGCTTCAGCTTGCGGGTTCAGGGCGGTTTTGTGCCATCCGTACTTTTCGCCTTTCTCCACGGTCAGCCCGTGGGCTTCAGCGGTTTCTTTGAACTTCCGGTTGTGGTAGGAACCAGAACGGGAAGTGTCCTGAACATTGTCCTGAAGGTTCTGAAGGTGAACCATTTCGTGAAGCAAGGTTCCACAGGTTTCTTCAAAGGGGCGGTTCAGGTATTCGGCACACAGGTTGATTTCGTAATAGCCGCCTTCCTTGGTGCCGTCTTGCCACGCCTTCCAACCAGTACACCACCCATAGGCCCCACGGGTATAATCCGGGGAAACGGTGATCACAGGCTTTTCCAGCTTCCCTTCAAAGAAGGCTTTGTTGAACTTTGAAAACAAGGTTTCAAGTTCATCAATGACCGGTTTCAAACTGACTTCATTCATGGTTCTTACTCCTTGCGGTGTCCTTTAGGACACTTTCGCATCAAAAAAAATTCCCACCGGGGTTTCAAGGTTCAGAAAATCCACAATCTTCTGAATCTCGCCTTGGGTGAACTCCGAACCCCCATTACACTTTCGGTAAAAGGCGGATCGGGAAATCCCAAGGACTTCACACAGCTTGGCACGGGTGACACCCCGAACAGACATTTCATATTCCAAGCGGGCCTTGTTCATTCGCTCACATCCTTTCTTCAAAAATAGAACAGCCAAAGCCCCAACAAGCAATTTCCGGGCGGTCATACCTTTTACATGGGAATTGATACCCAATACCCGAACCCATAAACCGGGGGCGCTCATGTTGTCGCTGTTGCCCTGCCATCATCAGCACCGGTGGGGCAGTTCCGGTGGACGGGCCATCAGGCCCGTTTCGGCTTTAAGAATTGAAACATCCTTCTCCGATCACTGCGAAGTAATGCCAACGAAATTCTTCATCAGCTTTAAGAAGGCGAACCTTGATCCCAAATTGGTGCATACAGATCGGAAGAGCACACGTCTGAACTCCAGTCACGAGTGGATATCTCGTATGCCGTCTTCTGCTTGAAAAAA